GTCATGGATGCAGAAGTAACTACAGTTGTTATGCCTACTGCTACAGGCTCTGAAGCTATCTTAGCCGCTGTTACTGCATTGCCTTGTATAGCTAATGTTCCTACACTGTCTGCCGCTGGTGAGCTTATAATAGACGTAGTAAATCCAGCAACCATAACCTCAATAGATGATCCAAGAGGAGGGGCAGTAGAAAAGATAATTGAAGTTCCTGATATAGAGTATGTACTCTTAAACTGATACACACCGTTAATGTAAACAAAGGTATTATTCTTGATAGCAGAAGAGCCAAGAGTAAACGATACTGTAGAACCATTGCCTGAAAACTCATTACTCTTTAACTCAGTAGATAGAACCTCTACTTGCACAAAAGACCTTACCTCGATATTTGCACCGCGAGGAGGAGCTTCAGAAAAAACTAAAGAGGTGTTGTTAGTAACAGAATAAGAGGTTACGTCTTGCATCAAGCCATTTACAATAACATTAAGCATAGAAGCATCTGATGCACTCTCGCTCATTGTAAACGTAGTTGTTGAGCCATCACCAGTAAAAGAATCTCTTGATAGAATCTGGGTCTGACCGCCTACATACGGCTGTACTGTCACTGCCCCTGTAGGGCTAAATGCAAGTAGCTTTTGAGCGCGTTCGTCAGGTAGGGGTAGTTCTATACCAACTATGTTGGGATCGCTGTCAGAGAGCCTTACAGTGCGATCTAAGCCTGATGTAGTCTGCTGTAGTGCTAACCACAGTGCGTCGAAGTCTCCATTAACATCTAATGCTAAGAAGTCACCACTGTTCTGGTAGTTAACGGTACGCTGTAGAGGCATATCTAAGTAGATAGCAATCTCATCACCGCCAGTAGCACCACTAGTTAATGTAACTGTACCACCGTATGAGCCATAGGTAACAGTGTAGTCACCGCCAAGGCTAAGAGTCACTCCATTCTTGAGGACTTTGATGTCGGTGTCGGATAAAGCAGTAAACGTATACGGAAATACCGTCTGACCACTACTGGCAACGTAATCGTTTCTAGTTGTTGCTGATGTTACTGTCATTTTATGGCCTCAATAATTCTGTTAATTATACTATTTTTAGCGTTATAAATCACTCGATGTTTATTCTTCCAGATTACGCAATGCGTCAGAAAGTGCTTCATTAGCTATCCTAGCGGCATCAAGTATTTGGTCATCGTAATCGCGTAACACTTGTTGTTTTTCTTTGCCACTCATTCCTAAGTCTTTGTATATGTTTTTTCTTAACCTGTTAATTTGTTTAATACGTTTGCCTTGTGCGTTGATAATAGGCGTAACAGAAATTAACGCTTCATTTTCTTGCCTGTATTCTTCAAGCCGCTCATCTTTAAATATCTCTAACCCATTTTTAACTTGCGTTGCTAATTTTTGAGTCTCATAAAACTGTTGTACACTATTAGACATGCCCCCAGTAGGATACCTCATAGTAAATGCCCTGACTAAAGGTATGTCAACAGGACTTGTTGGGTCTTCTGGAAACTCTTCTCCATTCCACTCTTTTACTTTTTTAAGCAATACGTCACCTGCATCTGTAATGTAAGGCCCAGATGTTGCAAAAGTTCCCCTAATAAGATTGTCTATTTTTGCTGGAGAATAGTTAAACGCCTTGCCTAACTCTTGCGCGGTCAGTGATGTGCCAGCGGTCTTTCTTTCTTCTGGAGGATCAGCATCCATCCATTCTGGATAAATACGTCTGCCTTGGAAAAAATTATAATTAGTAACTTGTTCAACAGCAGTTTTAATTGGGCTAGGAACAACAGCACTTGGATCATAAACAGGGCTAAGTGCCGTGACTAAGCCTCTAGACAAGTCAAAGAACATGTCAGAAACAGCCGTTTCTCCTTCGGAATCTGCCCATATCATCCATCGCTCTATTGTGCTTCCAAATGCAAAACCTATAGTAAAAGGCTTTGGATACCTAGCCCATGTGTCTCCTACTTTAAATACCCAGAACATATCTCGTTGCCACTCAGGTATTTCTAAGTATTCTTTCTTTTCCTCTTCTGGAGCAAGATACAAGTAATATCCTGTAATCAAAATCTGAGGGATAGTAATCGTAGCAGAAGCATACATTATCATTGCTTTAGGGTTCTTTCTCAAAGCGCGAATAAACTTGTTTGAACCTTGTACACCAGCATTAAAGAATGGCACGTATTTATTTATTTCTTTGCTCGCACTACCTCCTCTAGCAAAGTCTATGCTTGCATCCCTTGCTTCCATAGCACTTTCAGCATCTGTCATTCCTTTTCTTTTAGCCGCGTTGTAAACCCCTATTCGTACACTTTGCTCAATCACAGCACCAATGTCTTGCGGTAAATTTAATGGGTTCTTTAGATATCTTTTAAGCTTACCCTCTTCCTTGAAGATCTCTGCATAAGCATTCTTCACACCCTCGTCAGACATATTCATGTAGCTGTTAAATGATGCTCCTGAAGCTCGCCACCTTTCATACAAGTCGTTCTTGCCAATTCGAGCGGTTAATCCCTTAACTACGTCAATAACATTTGGCCTAGCTTCACTTAATACATAAGATCCATGTACATCTCTAATAAAGTTTCTAGCCATAAACTCTGGAACAATAGTTGCACCAGTACGCAAAATACTTGCAGGTCTACTTAACAACCACCCAAGACCTGTAATTTCTTGTGGATGCATAGATGTCATTGCGGCAACAAGAGATGGATGCACTTTGTAATATTTTCTTTTTCCTTTTACTAAAACTGTAATTACATCCGCAGGTTGAGTTTCTCGAGGTCTTGATATTTTTGTTCCTGTTTTCGGATCTGTTACCGTTTTCATTGCAGGCTTGGTAGTGCTAATGTATTCAGGCATGACATCTGCAAGATCTACTAGCTGATTAGCTACACGGTTCTGGTAAGCAATGTCAGTAATCCTCATGGTATTTCTTATGATAGATTCTATTGGGTCAACAATTTCTTTGTCGCTACCTTCTATTTTTTTAATTACTTGCCCTAACTTTTTGCCAGCAAACGTAGTGCCTGCTTTTACCTGCAATCCTTGTAGTCCTGCTGTTTCACCATACTCTTCATCCATAACTCTTTGGAAAGGAATGTAGTTAGGATTCTCTGCTTTGATAGTGTTGTACTTATCTTGCGACATAACACCAAAAGACACTAGCATTTGTAGCATTCTGTCTTGGTAGTCGTATATCTCTTGTGCAGAAGTGTCTAGCAATACAATGTCTTCACCATATTTTTCACTAATTCTAGCTAAATCTTTAATAGACTTTTCTTTTTGCTTTTCAGTAATCTTTACATCATCCCTGTCCTTTAGGTCTAGGGCATACCTACGCGCAATTAAGTAATCAATTAAGTCTTTCTTTCTCTTTTTTGGATCTCTCTCAATACGCATAGCGTTAAAGTCAAAATCGTTTAATATAGACTTTAGTCCTTTTCCTGTCTCAATCAGCTCTCCCTTATCATTTAAAACAGTTGTTCCGTTGTTAAGTGAACTAAGAGCCATGCCTGTTACACCAGCATACAAGCGCACACTATTCTCTAAGAAGTTGTCTTTACCTCTCTTTGCCGCTTCCTTCGCAACATCTACCAACGCACCTAGATCGTCAATCCACTTATAGTATTCTTCATTAAAAATACTTTCATCTGCCGCAATAGTATCTGGTTCTTGACCAGCACTTAGTTGGTCTTGTTGCGCGCTAGTTATAAGGTCAGGTGCAGGGTTGTCTATATTTTCAATAGACTCTTCTATGGCTTGGTCTACAGTTATTTCTACGCCTTCACTTATTATCTGTGCAACAAACGCATCCCTATCTTTAATTAAAGCTGTAGATACAACCTCCATAGTTTCAGGTTTAAAGTGCATAACTTGCGGCTGTGTAAAACCTTCGTCTGTTAAACCATACTTTTTATTAGGGTCAAAGCCTCTAACTATAATGCCGTCATAGCCCTGCTCTTTTAAATGCTCAACAACATCTTTACCTTTACCCTTCTTTGTAAGTTTATTAAAAATTTTTACAGTATCGGGAGTAAGGACAAAAGCCTTCTCAAAATTTGCTTTAACATGGGCAAGTTCAGATGCGCCAAACCCGACCATATCAGGTGTGTTAAAAAATAAGTTTGAAGTTTCTTCTAGATAAACACCTTGGTCTCCAAAAGTTCCACCATCTCCGTCAAACCTAAACCCCTTAAACTCCCCTATAGGGTCAAATTTTTCTAACGGGCCTAAACTTACAAACTCTCCTATTTCGTTTTCAAATTCACGATTACTTTTACTATACCCATGTAATAAGTCTAAATTACCTGAAAACTCATGGTTTAGCTGTGAGGTTTGTGGCGTTAATTTAACATCACTATCAATTTTTTCTAATTTTATGTGGTTTTTTGGAGTCCAGTATATTTCAACCTTGTGTGGATTTGTCTTAGTAAATTTGCCGCCAACGTGTGTGTATCCATCATAACCATCTTGACTTAGCAATTCTTGCACAGCTTCGAATGATTCTTGTATATAGTCAGCACTCTGATCTGACTCTTGCCTAACAGTATCAAAAATTTCACCTAATGTATTAAGGTGAACAAATTCTCCCATTTCATTTTCATACAAAGGGTAAAGATCATCTAAAATATCCTCGACAGCAACACGATCATTTAAAGAAATTGGCGAATCTAAATCATATAAAACAGGGTCATTAACAACATTTACCTTGTAAATAAATGGCGATTTGCCTTTGCCCTTTTTACTGTATCCTTCTGAAACATCTACCGCATCTGTAGTATAAAATCCTTGCCCATAAATATTAACAGGGCTATAGGTATATTCAGCTAAATTGATTATTTCAGAAGATGTACCATGATATTGTTGGCCCTGCCCTCTTGTGTCAGGCAATTCTTCAACTACATTAGCATCCGCAATTTGATTTAAAGAGTTATCAACAACACCCTCATCAACAAGAGGAGTGTCATCAACAGTAAGCTGGTCATCAACTAACGCGTCTTGCTCTAAAGAAGTTAACTGATCTACTGATTTCTGAGCGTCTTCAAGAGCCATCCCCTTGCGAACTAATAAATTAACTGCCGCTGTTGCCCCTGCTTTTGCACCACCCATAGTCATAATTAAACCAGACTCAAGCAACAACTGCTCTGCATCGGGCGTTATGCCTTCTAGTACGTCAGCCATTGTGTACCCTTCAGTCAGGGCTAAATCAACAGACTCTCGCAAGATGTCAGCTACTCTTTCCTCGCCTAACTCCATCAACATGCCGTTCCAGCCAGCCCTAGTAAATACCTCTGACATGCGAGCATTAGGCTTAATTAGCTGATACGCTTTGTATAGATTGTTTTTTAAATTAGCAGGAAGTTTATTAATGCTAGTAATCGCACCACTTGCAAGAGCGACTTTACCTTTCTGGAAACGCACAGATTTACTTAGCTTTGACGCTACAGCTAGACCTGTTAACTCAGCCGCTATTTCAGCACTTACATATCCGTATGCTTTTAATGCACTTATGGCTGGGCTTTCTTTAGCTTCACGAAATATTAACTGGCCTGTTTCAGAGATCTCTAAGCCTTGCGAGATGCGTATATTGCCGTATGCTTTATATCCTTGTACTGGCATAAGCATAGCACTCTGTGTTGCTACCCTTGCTGTTGCTCCAGCTACCTGCCCTAATACACGGCTTTTAACAAGCTCCTGAGTCGTTTTAAGAGCCGCTACTTGAACGCTCTTACCAACACCGCCTGTAGCCGCAAACTCTGCTACAAACGCAGGAATCTGCTCTCCATAGTACCTAAACTTGCCGCCAAAGGTCATGCCTCTGACTTCCATCTCTATAGACTTGTCTAGCCACTTATCTAAGTATTGCTTGTCTGCCTCAGAAACATCTTGGCCTTCACGAATCCTGTCTGATATACGCAACAACCCAACAGCTTCAGCGCCTTGCACAATACCACCAGCAGGAAGAATTTGTGACCAATCTATAAAATCACCTACTTCACCAATGCCAATAGGATTGTTTAACCACATATCAACAGTGTGTTTAGGAAACCTAGATCGAGCAAGTTCTACAGTGCTATTTCGTTCTTCCTCTCGTTGCTGTATAAGAGGTAAGCCATTCTCTTCTGTGCTATCAAATGTAATTGCATTATTAATAGAGGCTTCATTTTGTTGCATAACACTAGGGCCAATATCCTTAGAAAATATTTCACCTGCTTCTTCTGGGACATCAATAGCTATGCGGTCTTCGGTATCAACGCTCTGTATAAAACGTGCAACAGCATCGTTCATAACCTGATCTGACGCTTCATCAGGGAATTCTAAGACACGACCATCTGCTAACTCTGCATATTTTGGCATTAAATTCCCTTATTAAATCCTATTCCCTTGAGCATCAAACTTAATAATAACGGCTCCAGCAGGGGGTGTGGCCTGTGTTCTGCTTAAAACATCTCGAATGCTTTCTTGAGATCGTTGTCGCTCTTCATCTATCACTTCTGTAGATGTAGATAGTGCATACTTTTCCCATAACTTATACACATCACGGCTCTTTAACTCTTCTCCAGCTTCTTCCGCGCTTCTCACATCATCTTGAACTCGATCAAAAATTCGCGCTCTAATATCATTTCTTAATTCTGGAGGGCTATTGTCATTAATAATTCTATTAGCCGCACCATATCTTGCAGACAATCCAGCAAGCGCACCTGCTTTTTTAGCGGCTGTTAAATTACGCATTTCCCTATTTAGTTTTAATTCATCATCTCTATTAAGATTTCCAGCAGTTCTTTCTTCTTTAATAAACTCGTCAATAGACTGTACGCCTTCTAAGTAGTCAGCATTGTTTGCCTGCAATGAAAGGTCGGCATTAAGACCATATATTCGGTCAATAATAGCTCCATAGATTGAACTATTTGTTTTTGCATTTACAGCTTTTTCAGACTTTACATATCTTCTTAAAATACTTGCTTGCTCGGTTTTTAACTTGCCGTCTTTTTCTGCTCTATCAATTTCTAATAATCTTTCATCAGCATCTATTTCTGTATCTTCTACAAAAGAAGACATTGCCATATAGTTGTCAACACTATTAATTGTGTCTAGCAACGTATTCTTAGTAATCTGTTGTTTAACCAAATCTTTATAGTCTTTAATTTCAGACTCAACAGCGGCAATAATAGACTTGCGCTCTTTTTCATCAACGCTTACCATTTTAGTTGGATCTTCTGGATCAAGAACCTCTAAAACAGTCATTTCTTTTAAACCAGCAAGCGAGTTATTTAAAATTGTAATTTTTTCTTTTGGCTTGTCTTCTAATTCTGGGTTGTTAATAATGTCTCTTCGTAGCTCGCCTAAGACTCCAGCCTGCCTATAGTCAGCCATTCTTTTTTCTTTTTCTTTATAGTATTCTTCAAAATTAACAACGTCTGGGCCAGCGGATATTACAGCGTTATCTTGGTCGAGTATAGATTGAGCTAAACCTTCAGCATCACCTTGAGAAGCAAGATTACTTTGCTCGTTATAAAAATTAATACCTGCTTGAGTAATTTCTCTTTTAGAATCTCTAATTGCATTTTTAGCTTGCTCTTTAATTATTTTATTGCCAGCAGTATTGGACGAGCGATAAAAATAGTTATCTACACTAGCTTTAGCCTCTACTGGTAAATTAGCAGACAGACCCTTATATCCCTCAGTTACCTGTTTTTGAAACGCTGTAAAGTCATTAGGATTTTCTGTTGCTACTCTAGCAATCATGTCACTAGTTTCATTCTGTATGCCAGCCGCATAACCTTGAATTAATTGATTGTTGTAAGCTGTAGCGCCCCACGCTAACGGATCTCTTTTCTTTAACTCCTCACCTTCTTCTATTGCTTTTTCAGCGGCCTGCTGTGCTTGCTCAGGAGCCAACTCTGTAGCCTTAGCCCTTCCAAACTGTTCAGCAACGCCTGCTACAGTCTCTCCTAAGCCTGCTAGAGCCTGCATACGCCTAGATATAGAGTTATCTCCCCCAGTAGGGCGGAACTCTCCGTAAGATTCAATGCGTTGTTGTCTAGGTCGTTTAGCCATTATGTTTCCTTGTTTGCCTGATAGGTTTGAAATCCACCATAAGCATCAGCCGCACCTTTAAGCAAAGTAGATGTAGCCTGAGTGTAAGCAGTTCCTTTATCCATTTTTCCTTGCATTCTTATTTGTCTGCGCTTTAACTTTTCAGACAATCCTATCATCCCTTCACTTGTGCCTATTTGTTTAGCACTTTCCAAAGCAATACTAGCAGGAGTTCCTTCTCCAGTCATACCTGACATAGACGCTCCAACTACATTAGAAGCAAGAACTTTATTTAGCTCTTGTCGTCTTTGTAATTCACGACCTTCAGCGGCAATCTTTTCTTGTCTAGCTTGTTCTATAGCCTGTTCTTCTGCCGCTTTACCAGCTTGTATTTGACCATAGGTACTTACTGCTGTGCCTGCCGCCATTAAACTAGCCACTATTGCAAAACTCATCTAAATATCCTCTGGCTCTAACAAAGCCGCTTCTATCTCGTCTATATCAGTTAAATGTGTAGGGTGATATGTAATCCATACACAGTCTGTTTCAGCGTATATAACACGCTTAGTTTGCGGAATAGTCTCTCCCATAAACGGAGCCTCTATGTCCAAGTTACCAAATTGGCTAGACACCTTACATCTACCCTTTACTACCATGTACAAGTGAGTCGTCTTGTGTAACGCTCCTACTAAGCATACCCCAGCAGGGATAAACAACTCTCTTGCATATAAGCCATCACTAAAATGATGCTTTACTTCTAACTCTACAGTGTCACCTTTTAACATTAATGACTGTAGTTTTAATATCTCATCTTGCTTTGCTACTTGATTTAAGATGATTCTACCTCGTATTCTATAGCTTGGATATGGAATGGTGTAGGACTAGGTACTGTAATCACAGGCTGTATGTCTATGCCCCATCCGTTACCACCATTGTTATCTTCTATAATACCAGTTTGTTCAGGTAGATTGGAATCTAATGGGGTGTTTGCCGCATCTCCAAACTGTCTAATAGGTACAGGATTACCATCAATGTATACACCAGAGCTTTTGTACACTCGTAAGTTCATGCGCGTTATCTTCTTTTCACGCATTTGGTTTTGTCCAGCAGGGCCAGCAGTGTTCAAAGGCATACCTACAATCTTAGGTGTAAAGTTGTAACCTACCTCTACGTCGATTACACCCCCTGAAGGGTCTTGCTCCAGAATAAATGACTTTTCTTCATCAGTTAAAACAATAAAACCGCCTGCTTGGACTACGCGATTATCTAATGTTGTTCCTCTTGCTACAACACTAACCGTTTCTCCGTCTAAATGGTTTGACCCTAAACCCAAGTTATTGCCTGATATGCTTGTGCTTGATTCAAGTCTAACAGACGAATCCATTAAGTAATTAAAATCCCACTTTTCTATTGTGTAAGTAGTAGTAGTATCAGTTGTTCTTTTGTTTACTAGAAATAAATCATTGTTTACTACAGATACAGATACAGTTTTAATAGGGTATTCGGTTCCAGTATTTCCGTTAATCCACTTAGTAAATCCATTAATGTCTTGTGTACGCAAAGTATTGAGGATTGCAGACGTACCATCTTGGTTAACAATAAATACCCAGTTAGCATCTTCTGATAACGATCCAGTCAATGCGGCTAGGTCAAGAGGCTGGTCAATAAGTTGAGAAGACAACACAGATATGTCAGTACTGTTGTAAGCATCTTCATTGTAGTTATACAGGTAGGATCGTAATGTTCTACCGTTTTGATCTACGAACAGTGTTGCACCATCTACAGACTTAACCTCTAGGAACGATGCTCCATGCTGTGTTTGCGCTTCAATAGTAATGTCAGAAGGAGTATTACCTCTAACAATAAACTCTGCCCCTGCTGTAAACACCTGTAGGCCACGATCAGGGTTAATGTCAATAATCTCTGTTAGCTGTCTTGAAGATATGGTTGTAAAGATACCCTCGTCATCATCACCTTCTTCTGTGTAGAAATCAAAGAACGATCCAGACCTAGATGCAAACAAACTCTGTAGCTTAGACTTTGTACCGCCTAACCATAATCTTCCTGCATAGAATGCGGCTGTTTTAGGGTATCCTCTAGTAGCAGACCATACGTCTTCTTTTCTAGGAACTCCTTGAGTAACTAAAGCAAAAGATATTTCGTTAGCTGTACCGCCGCTGTCTGAAGTTGCAAATCCAGAAAACAATTTAAATTCTTTTGTAGACTCACCAGAAATAGTAATAGTGTATTCGGCTGTTGCTGTCCTGCTTACAGACACACCTGTATCACCAAAAATAGGCATCTCTTGTAAGTTTTTTTCTATGTTAAACGCAGAAGATTTTTGTTCATTAAGATTAGCATCTCCAGCAAAAGTAATGTTTTTACTTAACACGCCCTCGACATCTATCTGAAATCTATCGCCTGTTTCAAAATGCAATAACGTCATCGTTGTTACATAACTTGTAGGCGTAGGGCTAGACGCATCATCATAATCATACTGAGGCACATTAAGAAAAGGAATGTCGTCAATAGCAAATGTTGATATATCTGTATGTATTATTCTTTTAGGATGATGATCCTCATGGAACATTAACATGACGTTTTCTGTTTGAACATCACGTACAGTTGCCACCTCGCTAGACTTAAAAGGCAACGGCAAATAAGCTACAGGGACAAAGCTATATGTTTGGTCTGTGACCCTATAAATAGACATATTACCAAAAGAAGGTGTAGTTTCTTCACCCCCAGTAACCACACATAAGTAATGCTTGTCTGTCTCAATGCTAAAGTCAAATGTCTTAACATCAGAAACATCCTCTGTTGAGTAAAGAACATTAAACTCACTAAGTTGTATTTTTAAAGTTCCTAAGTCTCCTGTATCACCAGTTCTTACTATTCTGTAGTATTGACCAACAAAATCAGAGTCTAAACGAATACGATAAGACTTCGCTTCTGCTGTAACAGGCGCAGAGCCTATAGTAGTCCAAGAAGAACCATTGCTTGAAACTTGTATTTTAAATTGACCAGAGCCAGTGCCGCTTAGTTTAATGTCTTTTACATCTATGAACCGACCTGTATGAGTTGTTCCGAGAACATCGTATAAAGCTACAACATAATCAGGATTAGCGCCTGTACCTAATACACCAATATTAGTTGTTGTTAGTCCTACGGTTGAACGATCAAAGTCATTAATATTAGCGACAGTACCGCCTTCAGGCATACTTGAAGTAAATGTCGTAAATGCAGAATATACAAGATTAGGTGTACTAACTGTTTTAGTGAGAGTTCCGCTGGCAGTAGGATTATTAGTTCCAACCGTCCTTTTTGCGTAGACAGTATATGGAAGACCTGATCCAGTAAAAGAAATAACCGTAAAAGTAGACGAATTATTTGTATATGTAGCACCAACAATAGGCAAGCCAGTAGTAACATTAAAAGAAAATAATTGCCCTAATCCACTAAAAATAAAAGGAGCTAAAATGTTTTCTGCGGTATCTACGTGCTGTGTTCCTGCTCTACGCTTTAACCCTCCCTGTGGGACGATAAGCACATTCTCAGCAGTTTCCATGCCTTGATAGTATTGGTCAAGATCAACACGACCTTTAAGTAAAGGAGATAGTTCTCCGCTAACGAAAGAACTTTGCAGGAATTTAGATTTAGCCATTAACGCCTCACATTAATAAATGGTTGGCTTCTCATTGGCTCAGTAGGGTATTGTTGTGAGTCAGTGTAACGCGCCATACGAGATGCGTTCACATACTTGTTTGCATTGATCTCAGCAGATGCCGCACTGTCTCTAATAGAAGGAGCAAAGTCCATTGCCAAAGCATACTCTATCATCTTAGCAAAGTAGACAGGCCATTCGCTTTCAGGAACATTCGCTGTGTAATCAATGTATAAAGGGCCAGATGTATTAGTGTACACCTTATCCCCATAGATTCTGTATCGTACTGCTGGCTCTAACTTAATTACGTTAATCAAGTCAGACGGCAACTGGTACATATTTTGGTATTCAGTTCCTACAGGAGTCTGAGGAGTCATTGCTAGTTGTGCTGTACGTCTGGAAAATCCCCATCGGTACTTAGACATTTCGGACTGTACAATGTTGTCATATAGGTTATTAGCAACTGTCTCTGCTCTGCTATTACCGCTTAATGACGTAACTGGCAGATCGCCAATTAATATCAAGGCGTTAGAAATTAACTTAATCTTTTCTGCCATACTAACCTCTTTGAGAAAGGGGGCCGAAGCCCCCAATCAGTTTACCCAAAAACAACTTATACGTTATCTTTGTACTCAACTTTACAGATACCGTCAACATCACGTACGACAGCACCAGCTTTCATCATGCCGTTGCAGAGCCAAGAAGTCTTCTGTGCAACCCAATCCACAGAGGTCTTCATGTCAATACCAATAGCAAGTCCAACAGCGTCACGGCTAAAGAAGTATGAATCAACAGTGTTAGTTGTAACAGTCAATCCACCTTCAGCACGATCATCAAGAATGATGAACTGGAATCCAGCTAGGCTATTTACGCCACCGCTAACAAGTGCTTTCACAGCTTGGTAGTCAGCAGAAGTTGCCTTCTCATCTTTCAAAAGACCGCCAAGTCCTGCACTGTTAATTGCGGCATACAAGTTAGCATTAGGAACAGCTTGACCACGCAATGCTACTTGAGCATCAATGACCTTAGCCATAGTCAGTCCTGTGCTACCGTGTGCAACAGTAGAAGAAGGAGTGATTGCATCAATAGCATCAATTACTAGCTGGTCACTACGACGACCCAAAGCGCCAGCAATAGTGTCTGCTAACTCTTGTTTCTCGTCAAAGTTTACTTCAGCTTGATCAAAGATGTCCGTGTACTCAGGAGCATTCCAGTTAGCAAGAGTTGCTACTGCAAAGTCATAGCTTATGCCCATAGGAACAACATCAGCAGAGGTTGCTTTTTGGTTAGCAAGTCCTTTGCCCATGTTACGGAATTTGTAGGTGTCGCCAACTACATTGTTACGGATTGTTACGGCAGGCTTCAATAGCCCTTTTTGTGCGTAGGCGTGTTTGACAAGACTGTCAAATTCAATCGACGCTACGGCTGATAGATTAGCACTCATAATGATTTCCTCGAAAAGAGTATTAAAAAAAAGTTTTCAAGGTTTTTTGCTGAGTACCCAGTAAAAATGGTCAGCATTCAACCTAAATTTACTGGGCCTTTGGGAAAAGGGTATCCAGTGTACTGATTATACACCTTTTACCCTATATTAATCAATTACCTGAACCGCCCCACGCTTCCAACATATTCTGAATCTTGCGTTCGTGTTCTATATTTGTGCTTCTTAGGAAGTTTCCTTGATCGTCTTTCTTAAACATCTCTGTCTCGATAGCTTCCCAAGATAGACCTTGAGGGTTATGCCCTCCTTCCATTGGCAGTTTAGCAGGAGCAGTAGCCTGTACTAGCATTTCAACAAGTGCAATAGTATCTGCGCTTGTTACTAAGTCTCTTGCTTGCTCGTAAGTCTCTGGATCAAGGTTGTTCTTCATAAACCCTTCTACAGTCTTAATTCTTTCCTGAGCATTCTCTCCCAGCTTCTCTAGCTCGTATTCTTGATTAACCTCTTGCGCGGCATAATCTTGAGCAGACAATAGTTCCCATGCTTCCCCGAACGCATCAGCACTCATGTTGGTCTTAGTAGCAAATGCCTCTAACTCTTGATACAAAGCATCATCACTCTCAATGCCTTCAGGGGGTGTATAACCGTCTTTAGGAGTTCCTTTAAATCCACCGAACTTCTTTGATAACTCAGAATATCCTTTAGCTTGATCTGCTACAGACTTATATTTTGTATCTAGCCATTCGGGTACTTCACCAGTTCCTTTGATACCATCGGTTAAAAAATACTCACCTTCTAAAAGTTCTGGTGTAGCACTGTCTAACAAGGTATCGCTTTGTACAGCGGCTTGTTCTTCTGACATAACTTAGTCCTTATTTGATTTCAGCTTGTTTCATCTGATTGATTAAAAACTTAATTACCCCACCCTCACCATTATGGTAAGCGGCTTCATAATTAATATTTTCTGAACCAAAAGAAGTGTCGTTCTCATATACAAACCTTCTGGTCAGGTCTGCTAAGATACGCGCTCCATCATCAGTTGTAAAGACTCTGTGATATGCCTTAGCTAAGTCGTTAGCATTACGCTTACGTATTTCTGCTTGTTTTTTAGCAACTTCTGAATCAGCAAGTTGATCAATATTTGACCAACTCATTGAACAGGCATCGGTGCTTGCGAGGGTTTCATACCAGCTTGTGCGGCTTCTGCACCTGCCTGAATAACCTGTGCTTTCTCAGTAGGTGTTCTTACAAGTTCAGCAGGCATTCCAGTCTTAGACGCTACCCATGTTCCAAAGTCTTCTTGCTTGAATCCAATCTTAGCTTGATCTGGGCCAGCATTCTGCAAGACAAACTGTACTGCTTGTTGGACATTGATAATATCTTCAGCATCCTGTGCTTTAGCTAGAGGTGATAAGAACTTAATCTCAATGTCACGCCCATCTAACTTTAAAGGCTGTAGTATTCCCCTACGTGTAAGGATATGGACAACACGTTTAAGGATAGGAACAAGAACTTCTGTTTGTAATCGACCAAACGCACTACCGATTCTCTTAGCTAACTCTCTTGACTCTATGGCTACCTCTGTCGCAGAACGCACAGCACCAGTAGGATCGCGCAGATCGTTAAACAAAGCACGTTTAATAGCAGTCTGTAGCTCCTGCATTTCAAATTGCGCCAATGCTAGGTTAGCACCAGTATCTAATCTTTGAATAGAAGGGTTAGATGAGTTGTTAGAACCAACTGGAATAACAACCCCTGGGCTTATAACAATATTGTAGGGGTTAGTCACGCCATCATCTGTAGCTGTATACATACCTGACAGGTCAATAGCGGCTTTCTGTAGTACAAATTCTTTTACTTTGTTTAGTGAACGCACATCAGGCAACGCCTGTACAGCAGGGCCACGACCACGTATCTCACCAGAGACTTTAGAGTAACGACCAGTTACCCAAGGGCTTGAGTCACCAAAGTCTTCTTTCCAGCTTATACGATCTTCACCTTTGACCCATACACAGCCGTAGTATTTCTCAGACTTAGGCATATACACAACGCCTTCACTAAGTTCTACTTCTGCATCGGGCTGATTGTCTATTAAGTTCTGTACATTTTCTGAAGGCTTGAAACCTCTCCACTGTCTTTTAAGGTTACGCGCCTTAACATTAAACCTGCGCCAGTGTGTCTCAATAGAGCCATACGGCCCTTCTTCAAACGCAATGCCTTTCTGTGGGATAGCGTTAAACACTAATGGCATATTCGTGTTGTCAGTCTCATCAATACGTAATGTACCTGTACCGACTAAGAGATCAAGAGCGTGCTCATAGAACTGTGTAGCAAAGTTAGATCGGTTAATAAAATCAAATACAATGTCTGCTTGCTCTTCTAGGTTTTTTCTTATGTCTTCTTCAGAGACATCAAACTCACCAGTCTCTAATGCCTTAACAACATTTAAGGATGGAGCAAAGGTTGCCCAGTTACTCCAGATAGGAGCAATGTTTTCTTGTAGCTTACTCGCTCCCTGCTGGATAGCTTCGATAGCAGTAGAGTCAAAGATACGATCCATCTTCTTTGAGCCAGTAGTATTAGAGTCAAACAAGTTTCTGTTAGGAAGAAAGTATTCATAGGTATCATCTAATAGGTCATACCATGATGCCATCTTGTTAAACGCTACAGACTCTCTAGTTTTTAAATCTTCTAATGATCCTAATTCTTTTGGCAATTTCATTTATCTAGCCTTTTTTGTAGGATTGGTAGTTGCAGTATATCCTGTACCAGAGCGTAACCCAGAGCTTCCTGCGCCACCTCCTCCAAACATACCAGCCCCAGTAAACCCTCTTGCTACACCTGATTGCCCACTAGCACTGCCAGCTTTTGCTAACAAGGACTTAGACCCTAGCTTGCCACGAGCCAAAGCTTTTAATCTTTTCTCACTTTCTTCCATCTCTTCATCGAGCATTCTACTTTGTCTTTCTACTACAGCTTTCTCTTGTGCCGTAGGCTCTGGTGTTTTAGGCCGCTTCATGGTGACTCCTTAGATGCTTTAATAATTGATATGGTGTTAGAATGAAAGGATTGTTGATACCTAATATCTGTTTAGTATGACCTACACAAGTATTCAGCATAAATAATGATCTTCTGCATTCTCTAGGTATATAACTCTTCATTATATATTTACCCTCGATTATACTCTTTTGGTCTATTACAGTAAATAAATCGACGCTTTTGACTGATTTTCCGTAAATAATGAAAGAATTTGGCGTAGGCTTGACAATATAACAGTGCCTAATGCCTTTTTTTAAGAATTTTGACCACCATCTTTGCTGATCATCCTCAAAAATCACATAAACTTTAGAAGACACTGACTTGTATCTTTGCTGTTACAGGTTTAGAAAACGTATCAGTACGTCTTAATGCGGCACGACCCTCGCCCTCACCTTGCAATGCGTACTCCAAAGCCTCAACAGGGTGTGAATATTCGTTCTTATCAGGCTCATCAGTGTATCTTTCCCCTGTAGTCTGGACTCTACGGTAGCAGAAACCACCTTGTAACCCTTTGCGGATCATAGATGCTTTAGGTAGGACGATGAATCTAGGCTTACCATCCATACACATTTCTTTCATAGGGACTTCTAGCGCGGCTCTACGCTTCATAGGATCATTAGACGCAGTAGGTTGACAGGGAATACCTGCGGCTCGCATGATTTGGAACGGTGTTTCAGAGTTAGACTGGTTCTTATTGTTACCAGAGGGATCACCCCATCCCTTAAACGTGTGATTAGGGTAGACTTCTTCGATGTATCTTTTAAGACTAGGAGCAAAGTCAACAGCACCAGAGTCAGTTAACACAACTTCATCAAAGCATACCCATCTTCCTACAGAGGTTCTTTGGATAAAAGCACACGCTGGTGTACGTCCAAAGTCAAAGCCAAGGATAATAGGTTGATCTTTAGTAGGTTCAAACTCCATGTGCTGACAGTGTACTGAATCAGTATACATAGGATGGACAGGTTTACCGTTAGACACAAAGCCGTATTCATTGGCTAGATTAACTTTAATCCAATCATCTGTCTTCCCCTGTAGTCCTCTTTTATAATATCCATCAGGAAGGTTAGCAAGGTTTTCCGCTTTTTCATTAATGATCCAACTCTCACCGTCTTTTAAAACCCCTCCCTGTTGTCTGTAAAATGACCAGTCATCAGGTCTTTCTATCTCTGCTAGTTTAAAATACCAATGGTCTTCATCAGGGGCGTTACTATCTCCTATGATTCCATGATGTGTAGGACGCGCACCCTCTTTGTTAGAAGGATATCTACCATGTCTAAGGTCTAACATATCTAAAACAGCCTTAGAATGCTCCTTAGTCTCGTTTAACCACACCCATGTAGTCTGTATACCCCTAGCCTTCTTAACGTGTTCAGGACGGTCGAACGCAATAAAGACAACATCACACTCTACCCTCGTGCCATCTTCTAGTTTAAATCGTATAAAGTGTGTAGGAGGCTCCTTGTTACCTTGTTTGAAGTCACCTAATTCACCATGTATCTCTAGCCAATCTTTAATCGTTGTAGAGAACAGTTCAGAATACGTATTACGTGCGGCAATGACACGAGATAAGCGTACACCATAGTTCTTATGCTTTTTATCTTTAACAGGTGCTTGCTCACACATGAGGTCAAACAGTTTAAGAATACACTGGACTGTCTTACCAGAACCTAACGGCCCCATGATAAAGGAGTTTCTTGCGCGGCAATCATTGAAATCTTGCAGGACTTGGCCTTGTGGCATTAAATTGTATTCAATTCTCATTACAACTCCGTAATTAAGCCCGTTGTCATTTAGACCAATCTATCTTATCGTAATTAGACTTAAATACTTCTCGACTACTCGCTGTAGACTTACGAGCATGGCTACCCTTACCACCATTGTATTCAGGGAAGTGTCTATCTCTAGTTTCTTTATCTAACTTATGAACTAAACTTTTGCCTTTCTTAGCCATTTACCATCTTCCTTACCACCTGCCGCATATACATTCTTCTTCTAAACAAACACACTCACTAAACATCTTCTCATCTAACACATACAAAACTTCTTTCATCGCGTATAAGTCTTTATCAATTAAAGCCGTACAAAAAGCTTCAATTAATTCGTAATCAGCATCACTCACAGGTTCATCCGTATTAAGACTTATCATTTAATTATCATCCCTTAACCAATCCTTCATTACAAGTGTTTTTGCTAATTCAAGATAAAACACCTCAGATTCACTTCTAAGCGTACTTCCTACCTCAACCCCTAGGTCACCTATAGAAATAACAATAAAGTCCTTAGAATGCTTTATATGAGCTTCTATGAGGTCTTCTACGTCAGGTCTGATCTTATGAATCGTCATAATTTTTTTTTGCGGGGGACATATATATACACATCACGCGCGCCTTCGGAGGGGGGGGTGCTACTCCGTGGACTCCCCTGAGTAATTCTTGCGCTGTACTGATACTACCAGTCCCTCATCAGGTGTGCTGATCTCTGTGGCTTTGAGTGTAGGCACTAGGAACTTGGCTAGGGTATTGAGTGCAACCACGGACTCTTTGCGGTCACTCATCTCACCAGTAGCGTTTGCCGTGTCTCTCATCTTCACGCATTGATCAGCTAACTCATTAATGATATCGAAGTCCTGCCCATAAACACGCTTTAATCTGGCCTCTATAGCCTGTTGTAGCGCCCTTTTTGGCTTATTTGTAGATCCTTTCGGTCTGCCCATGAAATGCCCCTATTATGTGAGTAGCTATATAAATAAATACTATCGCTTTGATTTGATTGATTTAAATATTCAATGATTCCCCCAATTATACCCTATTTAGCCCTTTTATATGAGTAAAAGTGAGTTTAATGTCTATTGTTATAAGAATTCGATCTAAAAACGATGTATACAGTGTTGACAGTTGTCAATGTATAAAGTAGAGTTACTACACATTCATTTTATATATAGGTACATACATATGACTACTACAATCAACCGCAACGATGCCTTGGCCGCTGTCTCTCATATTTACACGTTTGAGGTGTACACTACTGATGGTGATATCAAACACGTTCTCTCGACTAAAGATAAGATTAAAGAGTTTCCATTGTTTGCTGAAGTCATAACCATTAATGACGTCAACGCTGAGGTAGTTTGGTTATCTGATAACGATAAGGCCTTGTACGAAATAGCCGCCCATGCATTCCATAACAAGTAGTTAACTATTTAAATAACTGAGGTAATACAACATGACAACTATCTACATACTGCAAACAAGCGAGCAAGACCCATCTTCAGGTGGCGTGAAGTTTACTTGCCGCGCTGAGGCAAAACGCGCTTACTATGACGCATATCACAACGCGCCCTCTGATGGTGGCTGTGCGTCTTTATCTGAAATATTCCCTAGCAACTCAAACGCTATGGGGTATTCAGAGCGATTGATAAGGGAATATGCGACAGGCATTTATAAAAGGGATGACAATAACTGGGAGTATGCTTTTGGCTAAACTTACCTGATGAGACTATAGGGGTATAGTCGAAACACCCTTAGGGGTG